AAAGGTGGAGAGGCCATTTGGTTAAACTCAACTTTAGTTTTCTTATTCGGTAATCAAAAAGGAGCGGGTACCACCAAAATCAAAATCACAAGAAATAAACGTGATGTAAACTTTGCAAGTAGAACTAAGATTTCTATTATGAAGAACCACGTTAATGGTATTGGATTTGCAGACGGAAAGATTATGGTAACTCCTCATGGATTTATGAAAGCAAAAGAAGCGTCTGAAGAGAAAATATCTATTCAAGAATACGCAAAAGAAAATTTGGACTATATCAGTAAATTATTCGGAGAGAAAGTTGCTGATGTTAGTGAGTTAGGATTCAAAGCAGAAATCTCGTCAGATGATGACGAATAAATTATACTAAATGTCGGTTTTACTCGTTGATGGAGACAATTTACTTACGATTGGTTTTTATGGTCTCAAAAACCATTTCTACAAGGGAAAACATATTGGAGCAATATACCATTTTGTTAATACTCTTAGGAGATCATTTGAGACGTATCATTTAGACAAGATTGTAGTATTTTGGGATGGAGAAAATGGTTCAGATTCAAGAAGGAAATTTTATTCTCAATATAAAGAGAACAGAAAATCTCGTTTAAGAAGTGATGAAGAAATTAATTCATACCAATATCAAAAGCAACGAGTAAAACAGTATTTAGAAGAAATCTTTGTTAGACAAGGTGAATTTGAATTTTGTGAGGCGGACGATTGTATCGCATTCTACACTCAAAATTCACCAACTGAAAACAAGATAATTTATTCTGGCGACGGAGATTTAACACAACTAGTTTCTGAACAGACTCAAATTTACAACCCCTCACATCAAAAAATATACAAAAAGAACGACACCATTGTTTACAATCACGAAGAAATTCTAATTGAAAATGTGACATTGGTTAAGATGTTATGCGGTGACCCTTCAGATAATATTGCGGGAATTAAGAATATGGGTATTAAAAGACTTATCACACTTTTCCCCGAAATTAAAAATTCACCACTAACTCTAGAAGATATTAGAAATAAAACTAATGTTCTATTTGAAGAAGATAAAAACAATTGGTTAATCAAAAATCTTTTAACTGGTGTTACAAAACACGGAGTATTCGGTGAGGAGTTCTATGAGGTAAATAAAAAGATAGTTAGTTTGGATGAACCGTTCTTGACTGACGAAGCAAAAGAAACGATTATATCATTAGTAAATGAAAATTTGGACCCAGAGGGTAGGTCTTATAAAAATACTATGAAAATGATGATGGAAGATGGACTATTCCAATTGTTACCCAAATCGGATGACGCTTGGATAAAATTCTTCAATCCATTTCTTAGATTAACAAGAAAAGAAAAAAATAAAAGGACGATTAAAATTAAAAACAATTATGAGTAACTATCAACAAGAAATCACAAAATTTGAATTTTTGCTTAGTTTAGGTGGAAACATCGTATGTCAAAGATTCTTCAACGTAAAAGACCACGTTGAACAAGCACGTAGATCAATGGATCTTCACTATTATGTAAAAAATATTTGTGAAGAAATAAGTGAAGATTTGAAAATGAAAACTTCCGACTATCTATGTGAAAATCAAAATTATATCCTCAATTCCGAGTTTGTGGAAGATGAGAACGAGAAAGAAAAAGAACACTTTTTATTAGAAATTAAACTCGGAGACGACGTATTTATTTCAAGAATATTCCCCGCATATTTCTTCCATCCAAAGGTTAGATATACGGTAGATATTCGTCCAAAACTAAAAAGAATTTTATCAGATTTAACTGATATCTTATCTTCAGAAGAATTGGAAACAGTATATTTGCAATATCAACTTTAATAAACTTATATAATAAATTATGCAACAGGAGAAAAATTTTGGATTTCTTGGGTTTTCCTTTCAACAATCACTCATCAGGGCGGTTATTGAAGATAAAAAATTTGGAGAGACGATTATAGACTTTTTAGATAGTAAATATTTTGACAACAATTCGTTTAGATATATTGTAGAAAATATCAAAGAATTATACATTACGTATAATAAACTACCAGATTATCATACTCTATCACAAAAAATAATGACAGAGTCGGGTACTAAAGATACTAATAGAGTACATTTAGATACCTTACAAAACATTAAAGACGACGATAAGGACACATCATTTGTTAGAGATACCGCACTTAATTTCTGTAAACAACAGAACCTAAAAAAGGAACTTAAGAACGTTCATAACATCATTGAAAGTGGTGAGTTTGAATCTTACAATAAGATTGAGGAAATCATTAAGAAAGCGTTACAAGTTGGTATTAATGATGACCAAGCGGTTGACGTATTTCACAATATTGACCAAGCGTTAGAAGATAATTTCAGACTACCAATTCCAACTGGAATTGCGGGTATTGACCAACTATTAAAAGGTGGTTTAGGTAGAGGTGAATTAGGTGTTGTGTTGGCACCAACTGGTACGGGTAAAACAACTTTACTTACTAAATTTGCGAACACGGCTTATAACCAAGGATTTAATGTTGTACAGATTTTCTTCGAGGATAATCCAGGTAACATTAAAAGAAAACACTACACCATTTGGTCAGGAATTACTCCCGATGACCAACCAGCAAACGCTGAAGAAGTTAAAAGAATGGTTAAAGAGGCGGAAGAAAGATCATCAGGTTCATTGAAATTAATGAAATTCCCTTCAGATAGTGTGACCGTTTCACAAATAAAAAATATTGTTAGAAAGATGAAATCTGACGGATTTAAAATGGATTTGTTACTTATCGACTACGTTGATTGTATTTCAACCGATAAGAGTACAAACGGTGAAGAATGGAAAGGTGAAGGTTCAGTTATGAGATCTTTAGAAGCGATGACAAGTGAATTCGACATTGCTCTATGGACCGCAACACAAGGTAATAGAGACTCAATTTCGTCAGAAGTTGTTACGGGTGACCAAATGGGTGGTTCTATTAAGAAAGCTCAAATTGCTCACGTTATTATGTCAATAGGTAAAACCTTAGAACAAAAAGAACAAAACTTAGCGACACTGTCACTTTTAAAATCTCGTATTGGTAAAGACGGTGTAGTATTCAGTAACTGTAAATTCAATAACGAATATTTGGTTATTGACACTGAATCTCAAAATACCTTACTCGGTATGGAACAACAAAAAACTCAAAACAACGCAAACAGAGCGGCAGAAGCGTTTAAAAAGAGACAAGAATTACTTAACAATAAATAAAATAAACTATGACGGAGAAAATCTTACAAGACAATCCAGGACGTTTTGTCCTATTTCCAATCGAACATCACGATTTATGGAAATTTTACAAACAATCTGAAGCGTCTTTTTGGACAGCTGAAGAAATTGATTTAGGTCAAGATGTTACAGATTGGGAAAATAAATTAAATGATGATGAAAAACATTTTGTTAAACACGTTTTAGCGTTCTTCGCTGCGTCTGACGGAATTGTAAACGAAAATTTGGCAATTAACTTTGTTAACGAAGTTCAATATACTGAAGCTAAATTTTTCTATGGATTCCAAATAATGATGGAAAACATTCATAGTGAAACATATTCATTGTTAATTGACACCTTAGTTAAAGATAAGGAAGAACAACATTATCTATTTAATGCGGTTGATACAATCCCCGCGGTTAAGAAAAAGGCGGATTGGGCTCTTAAATGGATCAATTCAGAATCTTTTGTAGAGAGATTGTTGGCGTTTGCGGCTGTGGAAGGAATCTTCTTTTCTGGTTCATTCTGTTCAATTTTTTGGTTAAAGAAAAGAGGATTAATGCCAGGTTTAACCTTTTCAAATGAATTAATTTCTCGCGATGAGGGAGTACACTGTGATTTCGCTTGTCACATATATAACCAACATATTGAAAAGAAAATTAGTGAAAAGAAAATAAAAGAGATTATCTGCGGAGCTTTGGAAATCGAGAAGGAATTTATTCTTGAGGCGTTACCTGTTCGTTTAATTGGTATGAACTCCGATTTAATGTCTCAATATCTTGAATTCGTTACTGATAGATTATTAATGGCGTTGGGTTGTTCTAAAGTTTACAATTCAGAAAACCCATTTGATTTTATGCAGAACATCGCATTACAAGGTAAAACCAATTTCTTTGAGAAAAGGGTTGCCGAGTATCAAAAGGCTGGAGTTAATAATGTTGCAACTGAAGATTTAGAATCCGCGTTTGACGAGGATATGGACTTCTAAAAATAGTATAAGATGAAAGTAAAAAAAAGAGATGGTTCCCTAGAGGAAATGAGATATGATAAAATAACACGTAGAATAAGTGTATTTTGTAGCGATTTAAATTTAGAGTATGTTGACCCAACATATGTTACGTTGAAAGTAACACAAGGTATATATGATGGAATTTCAACAACAGAATTAGATGTGTTAGCTGCGGAAACTGCGGCTGCGATGGTTACAACTCACCCTGATTATGCTAAATTATCAGGTCGATTAGCGGTCTCCAATTTACATAAAACAACACATAGAAAGTTTTCACAATGTATTAAAGAATTATATTCTTTTGTTGAACCAAAGACGGGTAAAGAATCATCATTAATTGATGAAGGAGTTTACAAGTTCGTAATGGAAAATAGAGAAGTTTTAGATGGAGCAATCCACCAAGAAAGAGATTTGGAATTTGATTATTTTGGTTATAAAACATTAGAACGTTCTTACCTTTTAAAAATTGGGGAACGAGTTGTTGAAAGACCACAATATCTTTATATGAGAGTTGCGGTTGGAATATGTAAGGGTGATTTAGATATGGCGTTAAGAATTTATGATGACTTGTCTCAACACTTTTACACTCACGCCACCCCGACATTATTTAACGCAGGAACACGTAGAGCGCAGATGTCGTCTTGTTTCTTAATTGGTAATAAGGGTGATGATATTGACGGTCTATTTGATACCATTAAAGATGTTGCTAAAATTTCTAAATGGGCGGGAGGTATAGGACTTCACGTTCACGATGTTAGGGCTAAAGGTGCATACATTAAAGGAACGGGTGGACAATCGGATGGGTTACTACCAATGATGAAGACATATAATGAAGTTGCTCGTTGGATTAATCAAGGAGGAAAACGTAAGGGTTCATTTGCGGTTTATTTAGAACCTTGGCACGCTGACGTTTTCGAATTTATCGATTTGAGAAAAAATCACGGTAAGGAGGAAATGAGAGCGAGAGATTTATTCTTGGCAATGTGGACTCCAGGTTTATTTATGGAAAGGGTTGAACAAGATGGAGATTGGTCTCTATTCTCACCTGACGAAGCTCCTGGTTTATCTGACGTATATGATTCACCCGAAGACAAGGCGTTTACTCGTTTATATGAACAATATGAACAAGAAGGTAAGGCGAGAAAAGTTATCAAAGCAAGAAAGTTAATGGACTCAATCCTAACTGCTCAAATTGAAACGGGAACACCTTACATGTTATATAAAGACCCTGCGAACTATAAATCAAATCAAAAGAATTTAGGTACCATTAAGTCATCAAACTTATGTACTGAGATTATTGAATATAGTTCACCAACAGAACAAGCGGTTTGTAACTTAGCATCAATTGCATTACCAAAATACATTATAGATGGTGAATTTAATCACGATTTATTATATGAGTACACTTATCAAGTAGTAAAGAATTTGAACAATGTAATTGATTTAAATTACTACCCAACAGAAGAAACAAAACGTTCAAACTTTAGACATCGTCCAGTAGGTCTTGGTGTTCAAGGATTAGCTGATGTATTCTGTATATTAGGGTTACCATTTGAAAGTGAAGATGCGGATAAATTACAAACAGATATTTTCGAGACGATATATTTTGCGGCAATGACATCTTCTAAAGACCTTTCTAAGGAATTTGGACCATACGAAACAATTGTGGGATCACCAATTGAAAAGGGAGTATTCCAATTTGAAATGTGGGGTAAAAAAGATAAAGATTTATCTGGACGTTGGGATTGGAAATCTTTGAGAAAAGAAGTTGTAAATTATGGTGTTAGAAACTCATTATTAGTCGCACCAATGCCAACAGCATCGACCGCACAAATCTTAGGAAACAATGAGGCTTTCGAACCATTCACAACCAATTTATATTCTCGTAGAACTTTAAGTGGTGAGTTTATTATGATTAACAAACACTTAGTTAACGATTTATTAAAGTTAGGTTTGTGGAACGATACCATTAAGAACAAGTTAATCATGGAAAATGGTTCAGTTCAAAATATTCCTGAGATTCCAACAGAAATGAAAGAAGTTTATAAAACAGTTTGGGAAATGTCTCAAAAACGTGTTTTACAAATGGCGGCAAATAGAAGTGTGTTTATTGACCAATCACAATCTTTAAATTTATTTGTTGATAACGCAACTAAACCTAAATTATTGGCGGCACATTTATTTGGTTGGAAATTAGGTTTAAAAACGGGTATGTATTATTTGAGAACAAGAGCGGCGGTAGATGCATTAAAAGGATTGGGTGTTGACACATCAACATCGAAACCCGTTGAACAAACATCGTCAGTAAATAATGTAGAAGTACCCACCAATAATACGTTGATTAGTGAAAGAACACCTGAAGTTGTAATGACATCAGAAAGACCTACAGACTCACCTTTCGAGTGTGAGGGTTGTGGTTCGTAAAGATAATGGGAGACTCCCTCAAAGGACTACTGTCGTCAAGGCGTACCTTGAGCTTCCATGTTTTGAGAATACAGGGGGTGAATATCAAGACACTATATTAAATCCAACTTCGGTTGGATTTTTTATTTATTACCATTTTAGATTAGTTTATATTTATTTGATATGGCAACAACTTACGGTATAGATTTTCCATTTAGGAATAGTTTAAAAGGTGACTTCATAAGGATGACAGAATCACCTGAAAGAGAAGTTCGTGCGAATTTGATTCACTTATTATTAACTAGAAAGGGAAGTAGATATTATTTACCCGATTTTGGTACTAGATTGTACGAATACATATTTGACCAAAATGATGTTGTTACTTTTGGTTTAATCGAAGATGAAATAAGGGAAAGTGTTAAAAAATACATCCCAAACTTAGATATTAACTCAATTAATGTGGTGTCAGCGGAAAATGACCCCGAAGAAACTAAATTGTATTCACAACAAGAAGATGAAAGACTATTTAGAGTATCGGATGCCACAAGTAAACCATACACCGCAAAAGTAAAAATAGACTACACGGTTAATAACGGATCGTTCACCTCATCCGACTTTGTAATTATAAACATATAAAATGGCTAAAAAAATATCATACGCAACTAGGGATTTTGCGGGATTAAGACAAGAGTTAGTAAATCTAACAAATGATTACTATCCAGACTTAATAAAAAATACTAATGACGCATCTATATTTTCTGTGTTATTAGACTTAAACGCGGCTGTAGCGGATAACTTACACTTCCATATTGATAGGGTATGGCAAGAAACTATGTTAGATTTCGCACAACAGAGACAATCCCTTTTTCATATTGCCAAAACATATGGTTTAAGAATACCAGGAAATAGACCATCAGTTGCGTTATGTGATTTTTCAATAAACGTACCTGTTGCGGGAGATAAAGAAAAAACCGAATACTTGGGTTTATTAAAGGCAGGAGCTCAGGTGTCAGGAGGAGGTCAAATTTTCGAAACATTAGAAGATATTGATTTCTCTAACCCATTTAATAATAAAGGTGAACCAAATCGTTTAAAGATACCTAATTTCGACGGTAATAATAAATTGGTGTCATATACCATTACTAAGAGAGAAGCGGTCGTAAATGGAGTCTCAAGGATATACAGAAGAGTTATAAATGAATTAGACCAAAAACCTTTCTTAAAACTTTACTTACCCGAACAAAACGTATTGGGTATTGTGTCTATTATACATAAAGAAGGGACATCATTTGGAGCAAACCCAACATCGTCAGAGTTTACGTCGTCAACAAATAAGTGGTATGAGGTTAAATCTCTAATGGAGGATAAAGTATTCATTAAAGACCCAACAAAAATATCAGATAAAGATAATTTTATACCAGGAACATACCTTTCTGTCACCAATAAATTTATGACAGAATATACACCAGAAGGGTATTATTCAATGACGTTTGGTTCTGGAACTATAGACCCAATGGCAAACTTAGATAATTTTATAACAGGTAATTTAAAAGTTAGCTTAGGTTCTTATTTAAATAACGTATCATTAGGTGCGGTACCTAAATCGAATACTACTTTATTTGTGAAGTATAGAATCGGTGGAGGTAAGAACTCAAACTTAGGGGTTAATGTTATTAATAGTGTTGATAATATTGAATTTAATGTGAACGGTCCAGTTTCAACTGTAAACTCACAAGTTATTCAATCATTAAGGGTAACAAACGTAACACCTGCAATAGGTGGGGCGGATCAACCAACGATTGATGAGATTAGAAATATGATTTCTTACAACTTCGCAGCACAAAATAGAGCAGTAACATTAAACGATTACAAATCGGTTATTGAAAATATGCCACCTACATTTGGAGCGGCGGCTAAGGTTAACGTAATGGAAGAAGATAATAAGGTGAAGATTAAACTATTGTCTTATGATTCTGATGGTAATTTAACCGATGTGGTTTCAAACACATTAAAAGATAACGTAACTGAATACATTTCACAATTTAGAATGATTAACGACTTTGTTGAAATTCAAAGTGGTGAGGTTATTGACCTTGGGTTAGAGATTGATGTTGTAGTAGATAGAAACGAATTAGAATCAGATGTTATTAAATCTATAATCGAAAAAACAATTTCATACTTTGCAATTGAGAAAAGAAAAATGGGAGACCCATTATTCACAGGAGAGTTATTAAAAGAAATTGGTTCGACAAGTGGAGTGGTTAACGTCGTAGATGTAAGAGTTTTCAATAAAACAGGTGGAGAATATTCACAAGCTGAGGTGTCTCAATCATATAAAACACCTGAAACAAAAGAAATTCTACAAGCCGATATGACCGTATATATGAAGTCAAATCAGATATTCCAAATTAGATTTCCAAATAAAGATATTAAAGTTAGAGTTAAACCTCTCACTTCGACTACATTTTAATTAAAATTTTTCTTATTATAATGGAAAATAGTCTGCTTTCTATTTATTATAAGAATGATACAAAAACATAGAATTTCAACGAATATTGGTAAAGACCAAGTTGTAAAAGTCGAACTTAAACAAGATTTCGATTTATTAGAGATTTTGTCTTTAAAATTTACACAAAAAGAGATATACACATCTCTTTGCGCTGATTATGGTGTGGTTTGTGGTAGAGTTAGTATAAATAACGGTTTTGGTGTTCCAAATGCTAGAGTTTCCATTTTTATACCATTAGCACCCGAAGATGAAACAGACCCCGTAATTTCCGCTTTATATCCATATAAAGAGATTGGTGACCAAAACACTGACGGATATCGTTACAACCTATTACCATCAAGAAAACAACACACTGGACATTCCCCAACAGGAACATTCCCAGATCAAAGAGATATCCTAACTAGAGAAGAAGTTTTAGAGGTGTATGAGAAATATTACAAATACACTGTTAAAACTAACGACGCAGGGGATTTTATGATTTGGGGAGTTGGTTTAGGTGAACAAAGAATTCACGTAGACGTTGATTTATCCGATATGGGATGTCAATCGTTGTCTCCATATGATTTGATGTATGAAGGAATTTCTGCTGAAAAATTTCAAAACGCTTACACATATATGTCTTCTAACAATTTGGAGAGTCTTCCTCAAATTGTTTCTTTTGATAAAACAATTGAAGTTTATCCTTTTTGGGGTAATGAAGATTTATGTGAGATAGGATTAACAAGAACAGATTTCGATTTAAAAGATAAAGGAATCAGAATTGAACCATACGCGGTTGTGATGGGAGGTACTTTTACCGATTCAGGTAAAGACGCACTAAGAGTTCAATGTAATGTTGATAATCAACAAGGTGAGAAATGTCGTTTAACCACAATGAAAGGGGATATCGAAGCAATTAGATTCACAGGGGAATTTGAAAAAGATACCAACGGTGGACCAGACTTCAATAGACCAATTTTAGAAAAATTAGAAATTGACCAAACTATTGATGAATTTGGTAGATTCTTTTTTAGGGTACCGATGAACACTTTCTACATAACAACAAATGAATTTGGTGAAGTTGTAGAGTCTAAAAATAAAAACATAGGTATTCCAACAGAATCGACTTATCGTTTTAGACTTTCATTAAATGAAGACACGGGAGGGAGAAATAGATTCACAGGTAAAATTTTAGTACCAAATGTTAGAGAGTATCATATTGGGGATAGTGCATATAATGGATTATATAGTACTATTGATCCAAAATCATATTCATTTAGTACTTCTATTAATGATTACCCATCTGCTGCAATTGATGAAATATTAGGAA